GTCCCGGATCGCCGGGGTGATCCACGACATGCCCAGCCCCGGGGATTCGGGGTCGGGTAGTGGGCTCCAATGCGAGACCGTGGACGGCAGCAGCGTGTGCGGCTTGTATCCGCCGCCGGGGCCCTGGTTCCAGTAGATGTAGCCGACGATGTCGCCGTCGATGGCGTGGCCTGGGTCCTCCGGCTCGAGGTCGGAGCCGTAGACGATGGCCACCCAGTCGGGGCGCAGCACCCGCAGCCGGTCCGGGCGGCGGGCGACGAACGCGTTGCCGGCCAGCCCGGCATGCCATTCCATCCGGGCCAGCAGCTCGCCGGTGGTGGCGTTGCGCCACGGCTGCTCCAACAGGCTCAGCGCCGAGGTGCCGAACAGCCGCCGCGGGGTGGACGTCCATGCCTTGTTCCGGAACGTGAACCTGGCCTGGGAGAGCACCAGCGCGCGGACCATCTGCGCGGCGAACGCCGGCGGGCATCCCCGCAACGCCGCCGCATAGCCGGGCAGCGTGTTGACGATCTCCGCAGCCCGGTTCCCGGCGAGGGTCTGCTTCAATCCGGGGAAGCCGGTCTGGTACTGGATGCCGCCGTAGCCGAACGACGTCGGCAACAGGTAGTCGGTGATGTACTGGTCGGCCGAGTAGCGGGTCTCGGTGCGCGACTGCGCGATCCGCTCGAGGAGGCCCAACAGAACCTCCCCGGCTTACCGCTGTGGGCGAAAGAAGAAGTCGGGGAGAAGAAGAAGAGTCAACTGCGGGCGAGCGCCGGCCTGCGGCCTTCCCGCCAGCCGAGGCGCACCGCGGCCACCGACCACTTCACCGCCGTCACCAGGCCCCGGCACATCCACGCCACCGCGGTGAACCCCTTCGCCGACAGCCAGCCGATGCCGTAGAACAGGCCAGCGACCGCGATCAGCAGCAGTCGGCCGAGATCGACCTGCTTGGCCTGCGTGGAGATCTCCTCCACCATGACGTCGTCGAGGAAGGCCACGATGTAGCTCCTTACCGCCAACTGGCGAAGAACTGGGCGGGCGGATCCAGCGCGCCGTCCTCGATGGCCTGCCCGCGGGCCGCCTCGGCGAGGAGCCCCGCCACCAGGGCGTCGATGTGTCCCTTGTCGCGCTTGGGGACGACCCGCAGGTAGAAGTGCGGCACCGACGGGTCCTCCTCCGGCCGCGGGGCCCGCTTGCGGCCCTTGGCCAGTGCGGCCGCCAGCACGTGCGCGCGTAGGGTGTCGTCGCCGTCGTGGGTCATGTCCTCGCGGAACACCGTCTGGAAGCGGACGATCGCGTCGTCCATCCGCTTCTCGATGTTGGTGGGGAACTCGACCACCCGGGTTCCCGGGGAGCCGTCGAGGCGGGTCGGCCAGCGGGACGCCCACACGTCGAAGTACTCCTGCCACCGGTACGGGTCGCCGAAGAGGTACCACACCTTGTAGGCGGCGAACGCGTCGGTCATCACCCGGTCGACCTCGGTGCGGGGCACCTTGTGGTCGGGGCAGTCGGCCGGGTTCCAGGTCCGCAGGTGGAACCAGCGGCCGTCGTGGATGCGCACCGCCACGATGGACGTGCAGTCCTGCGAGCGGGAGCCGTCGAAGCCGAGCGCGACCGCATCCCCCGGCTGCAGGTCACGCACGCGGGCCTTGGCGTCCCAGCGGGTCGGGTCGACCGCGTCGGAGACACCGACCACGATCAGGTTGAAGAAGTAGCGCAGCGCGTCCGCCCACGTCGGGCACACGTTCGGGTCGCGGGCGTCGGTGAGGATCCGGTCCCGGTCCACCCACCACGAGTCGCCGTAGACGTGGGCGAGCTGGGCCAGGCAGTCCTCGTCGTCGTCCTGGTGTGGATGCCGCGGCGGCGGGCGGTAGTCGACCACGACGTCGGGGGCCTTGTACTCGTGGGTGCGCTGGGCGACCGACTTCTGCGACGGGTCGTAGGCGTTGGTGGTCTCCAGCCAGCGGCCCGACATGCCGCCGATGTTCCGCTTCATCGTCGAGGCGAGCAGCACGCCGCCGTTGGTCTCGGTGAACAGGTGCGTCTCATCGAACACGGCGAACGTCAGCCGCGCGCCGAGGCGGGCCTTGCCCGAGGACGTCCGGGGTTCGATCTTCCCGCCGGAGGGCAGGTTGATGTCCTCCACCCCGATGTCGATGCCGGGGATGTCGGCGACCGGCCCGCGGCGGGCCATCTCATAGAGGGCGAGCCACGTGTTGTCGGTCTGCTCCTCGGAGGTGGCGACGATCTGGATCCACGGCGTCGGGTGCGCGACACCGAGCGGCTCGCCGGCCTCGTCCCAGCCGGCGAAGCGGACCGGCCCGAACGCCTCGACCAGGCAGATCGCCGCCGCGAATGGTCCTTTGCCCCACTTCTGGGGCCGCATGAGCAGGCCGCCGCGGTTGGCGAACGCCGCCGACGGCCGCTCCTCGATGTAGCGGGCGTTCGGCTTGAGCCGGTAGAAGCGGAACAGGAACGTCCACATCTCGTCGGTCAGCTTGAACGGCTCACCCTGCAGGTTCCCGTCCGGGACGACACAGTTGGCCTCGATCCAGTCGCCGACGGCGTAGCCGAGGGTCGGGTACTCGCCGGCGACCTCGGGCCCGCGCCAGGGCATCTACTCCACGGCCCGCAGCCGGGGCCGCTCCTCGCGCCTCGGGGTGCGCGCCTCGGCGAGCTCGTCGGCGACGACCTCCCACCGCAGCCGCAGCATCGCCATCGGGGTCAGCCCGAGCCGGTCTTCAAGCTGCCGCACCTCGGAGAGGTGGAACGCGGTGGTGTTCCGGTTCTCGGCGACCACCAGGGCGCGGACGTACCGGGCGACGGTGCGGGTGACGTTGAGCTGGGCCCAGGCGGCGGCCTGCGGGAGGCGCCACAACTGCTCCCAGGCTTCCTTCTCGGCCTTGATCGGCCGGGAGATGGGCCAGTCGGGGACGGGGCCGTCGTAGCCGCGGGCGGGCAGTTGCACGGTGTTGGGCCGGGCGTTGCGGCGGCGCGGGTTGGGGCTCGGCGCGGGACCAGGCATCGATGATCACCACCAGTCACACGCCGTAGTCCACAGTGGACGTCCACAGTGGACGTTACGCTGTGTAGTGATCGAAGATCAAGATGGATAGTTAGGGTCTAGGAACGGGTTTGGGAGCAAAACGGACATTCCCGCGAACCCGTACATCCCCCGAGCCGCCTGGTCTTGGGGTCCGTCAAGATCCGAATTTCGCGTGTGCCATGGCCCCCCTACCCTCCGCTATCCGATCAGTGCAAGCTGTTGCGTTCCGCGAGCAGACTTGATCGAATTGCATAGGAAGTGGGCGAGTTGCACGTTTGCCTTCGTGTCATCGCCACCACACGCGCGCGGCACGACATGGTCGATCGTGGGTGCCTTGGGGTGCGGTACCGACTTGGTCATCGCAACGCGCTTGCCGCACAGTTGGCACCTTCTCCGGTCACGGTCCGCTATCTCAGTGAGCGTATATGGCTCGCTTCGAACGCCGGTCTGCAAGTTGCGGACTCGTCGCCTCTCCCGACGCTTGCGCTCCCTGCGTCCCAACTCCAGACAGGCATCGCAACGGTTACGCTTGGCAGACGGTAGTGGGCCCGCGCATCGTGTACAGCCAGTCCGTTTCCTCTGTCGCGTTGCGTTATAGCTGCGGTCATACTCGCGCTTAGCGACTCTGGTGCAGTCGGCCGAGCAGTAGTTCCCGCGCGGGCCAACGAACGACGTGGAGCAGATCACGCACGGTCGGGGCACCAGAGGAGAGGACGCCCGCGCGGCGGCGATGGCTGCCTGCTTCGCGGTCCGACGCGCCTCACGCGCTCGGCATACAGCCTCGGTCTCCCAACCATTACGGCGGCGCAACTCGAACCCGCAGGTCCGACCGCACGTCCGCTGGGCGCCGTAGGTGTACCGAAAGGTCGCGCTGCATATCTCGCACGAGCGGTCCCTACGACTTCCGGCTGATCGCTTCCGTGCCTCGTTTGACCTCAAGGTCGCACTCAGGCAAGTCGGCGAGCACGTCTTTCGGCCATTGGTCGTCGGTGAGCCGCATACGGAGCAAGGTCGGCCGGAAGTCGATCGGCACTTCCGGCAGGTCCGCCGGCCGGCTTCAAGGGATCCGCGGCCAGACCACAGGAGCTGACCACAGCCGCCGGCACAAAGAGTGTCGGGTCTAAGGGGCATTTTGGGGGGACTCTCCAGGAAGTGCGGAAGCCCCACGCCTGGAGACGTGGGGCTTCCTACCCGCGGTAGCTACTCCGCGGGGTGATTAGACGGTTGCGGCCTTACGGCCGTTGCAGACGCGACACAGGACGCTCAGAGGGCCCGACTCGGAGCCGGACACCATGTATGAGGAAACATGGTCGGCGGTCAGGTCCGACGATGGGTGAGGAGAGCACCGCCAGCCAGGGCACACATCGCCGTACTGTCGGCGCCAGTCGGCGACAACGGCAGCTCGGCGAGCATCCTCGGATGGGACGCGTGGGCGTCTAGTTCGCTTGTCTCGGGTACGCGCGTACTCGCGGGCCCAGGCGTGGTCCGGGCACCTGCTTCCCGACGAGAGCTTCCCGCAGTCGAGGCACGGCCGGACCGGCATGGTTCAGCCTGACCGCCAGCGTGGCATCCAGCCACCACCGAACAGCAGATGAGCGGCGATGAAACACCAGCCCAGGATCACCAAGTTGATGCTCCCGATGTGCACGCCGAACAGCGCCAGGATGAAGCAGACCAACGCGCAGAGGGCCAGCATGGTGGAGCCTCCTCACGGGGGTAAGAGGGGACCAGGTCCATTCACCGAGGAGGGAGAGGGGGTGGCTAATCGTCAGAGTTCAGGTACGCGATGTGCGCGCGTAGCTCCGGGCAGTCTTCGTACCACTCGCGGCCCTTGACGCGCACATGGCGGAACTGGTGGTGGCGGGCCTTTTCGACCTCTTCGTCGCCGGGCTCGGTCGCGAGCAAGTCCTCGGCCATGAGCCCCCGCATGCGACCGTACAGGTAACGCGTGACGCCGATCTTGATGAGACCGCCGACCAGGGCGTAGTACACCACCGGGTCGGTGTCGCGGCGGCGCGGGTTGTAATAGTGCCGCCAGTACTCCCGATGCTCCTCAAGGTGCTCGGAGCGCTGCTCGTAGAGCACGTCGAGATAGTCGGAGAACCAGGTGTACGCCTCACGCATGTGCTTCATGCAGATCGTGACCGGGGAGTCCTCCGGCACGGGAAGCAGGCACTCCTGGTAGTTGCGGCGCACATGGGTGCAGCGGCTACGCTCCAACACGTCGACTCCTGGTCAGTCGGCCAGCCCCGGAGCGTTCTCAGCGCTGCCGGGGCATCCTACGCCCACAGATTCTAGGGCGGCCGTACGACACAGGATCGCGCTCGCCGATACCACAGGCGATCATGAACAGTTGAGCACGCAAACGCTGAGTAGTCAAGCGCGCTCCGAAAGCTCGGTGAGTTGGGCTACGGACCACAGCGTCACGAACGATCTCCCGATCCGCATCCGTCGCACCGGCACGACGCCGCGAACTCGCGCCCAGCGGGCGAAGGAACGGGGATCCACGCCCATCGCCTCTGCCGCCTCCGTAGTCGTGAAGGTGCGTCGCACGACCTCATTGTGCGCGTCGAACCGCACCTTCGTGAGCGGTCGTCACTGACCACCGGAGGCGATGCGGGCGTTGATCTGGTCTATGAGCGGTAGCGCCCAGTCCTCTGCGGCGAGCCGACCGCCCGCGCGGATCTCGTGCAGCTTCTCGATGGCCTCATGCGGGTCCATCATTCGGCTGTGGTGACCGAGCGCGTTCACCAACGTGCCGGCCAGGTTGAACCAGCGCTCCGACTGCAACCCGTCGAACAACACCATGTACAACAGCCGGCGGGTCTCGTCCAGGTCACGGCCGGTTACCTCGTCGAGTTCCATCTGCTCGTCCACGCGCGTCTCCTCTGGAAGGTGTTTCGGGGATTGTCCCGCCAGCATGGCGTCGAGGACGGCATCGGGTAAGTACCTGGGATAAGGCCAGCCGAACTGTCCGGTCACGTCTGCTCCTCCCATGACGGCTTCAGCTCGCGTTGCTCGCGCAGAGCGGAC